AAACAAAAATAATCCAAACCACCCACACTGCGGAGCTAGCTGTAAACTTTGGCCGTAAAGTTCGGAATCTCATTGCAACAACCGAGTACCAAAATATATTTGATTCTGTAGACCTACAGTCGGACAGTAAGGCTGCGGGACGGTGGTCCACGAACCATGGTGGGGAGTACTTTGCTGCGGGTGTAGGCGGTGCGATAACCGGTCGCGGAGCGGACTTGTTGATTATTGACGACCCACATTCAGAGCAGGATGCGCTTTCCGATACTGCAATGGACCATGCGTATGAGTGGTACACGTCGGGTCCCCGGCAACGTTTGCAGCCCGGAGGTGCCATTGTAATTGTCATGACCCGTTGGTCGTTACGCGATTTGACGGAGAAGGTAATCAAGTCCCAGGGCTATGATGAGCACGCGGACAAGTGGGAGGTGATCGAGTTCCCGGCTTTAATGCCTTCTGGAAAGGCTTGCTGGCCGGAATACTGGGACAAGGCTGAATTAGAGGGTGTCCGCGCCTCATTATCTGTTGCAAAGTGGAACGCCCAGTGGCAGCAAAACCCGACCTCTGCGGAGGGCGCGATTATAAAGAAGGAGTGGTGGCAGCGTTGGGAGGAGGACGAGGTACCCCAGCTTGAATACATAATTCAAAGCTACGATACGGCATTTAGTCGCAAGGAAACGGCGGATTACAGTGCAATAACGACGTGGGGGGTATTTTATCCCCAGCAGGAGGGCCCTGCTAATTTGATATTGCTGGATTCGAAGAAGGGGCGCTGGGATTTCCCGGAGCTTAAAAGTCAGGCCTTGGAGCAGTACAACTTCTGGGAGCCTGAGACGGTAATCGTGGAGGCGAAGGCGTCGGGGACGCCACTGACACAAGAACTTAGACAACTGGGCATACCTGTTGTAAACTTTACACCGAGCAAGGGAAACGATAAGCTAACGAGGGTACACGCGGTGTCTCCAATGTTTGAAAGCGGCATGATATGGGCTCCGCACGAACGCTGGGCGGACGAGGTCATTGACGAATGCGCGGCTTTCCCTAACGGCGACCACGACGATCTGGTAGATAGCACCACGCAGGCTCTGATGCGGTATCGTCAGGGCAACTTTGTACAACTTCCGAGCGACGACTGGGTTGATTCGGAGGTCTCCATGAATCCACGGAGCTACTATGGCTGAAAACCTTGAAGGCGACGGCGCTACGGACAGTTTGATATGTCCTGTTTGCGGGTGCGACAAGCCCAAAACGTTAATAGAGGGCCGTTATCAGTGCGTAGACTGCACTTGCACCGTGGACAGTGGCTGCCAAGGAGCCGTCGAAGATGGCTGACTTCTTCAGGATTAGTACAGGGGGCTATATATAGTAATGGGCGCTTCACAGAAACATTATAGCAAGGACGGTACGCCGCACCCGGGCGCGTATCACAAGATGTCTGACGGCAAACTACATTCCGGGAAGACGCACACTGCGAGCAGCAAGCGTTTGTATCATTATGGCGACCTTCCTTCTGCCGCCGCTAAGAAAAAAGCCCGGAAAAGGACCTAGAATGGCGGACGATAACAAGAGGCCGGACGTAACTGATTCAACGGTGACGGAATTCTTTGTTGAAGTACACCGCAGCATGCAGCGGTACAATTTAGAAGGTAATCTTAGAGCGGGCAATAATGCCGCAAACATAGGCGTTAATTTAAGCCCGACGAGCGGGGTTTCTGGACCAGAGGTTTCCGGTTCTGCCGGTGTAGGACCAGAAGGCCGGAAGTCCGGTAGCTTTACGGTTGCCGTGCCGGGCCTGGGACCAGCAGGGCAGCTTCTTGCATTTTCTAAAAGTTTTGATCAAATTCCTGGAAACGGGCTGGATGTTAAAAGCAATGTAAGTACGGACCTGGGTTTTGGTAAAGCATTCTTTGAAGAAAACCGTGCAGCCAACGGACCACGGACCACGGCCTTTGGTGGCTCCTTTAATCCTATTGATGGTCTTAACTTATCGGCACAACGCCATAAGATGGATGAAGGTCCTACCAAGGACCGTTTTGGGGTTGACTACGAGAACTCGGGGATATTCAAGGCTTTCGCAGAGTTAAATGACAAGAAACCTTCTATGTTAGGAGGGTCTTACACAGCAGAAGACCCCTTCGGGTTTGGTGGAAGATTTGAGGCTCAGGGCTCTGTTAATAAAAACCCCGATCAACCACTCGACTGGAATGTTGGTGCAAGATACACCCGACGTTTCTAAAGCAGGTAAAACAAGTATTTTACACCTTCCCTAAATGCGAGTACTGTAGCAAACGTGTAAACACGAAAAAGGAATTGAAGCAATGCCTAATGTAATGGGTCGAGAATTTCCGTACACGCCGGAAGGCATGGCAGCGGCGGAGCAGTACAAGCAATCTGTGGGTATGCGCGACGGTGGCTCTATGGGTTTCCGACCTGTTGGCTATGCTAACGGAAGTCCTGGTGTGGCCGTCGGCGACGAAGACATGAAGATGGCTGCCATCCAGGAAATTATGCAGATCACAGGTATGACCGATCCAGGACCTCTTTTAGAGATGTCTATGGCGGAGCTTACGAATGCTCTTTCGGGTCTGTTAGGAAATGAGCAAGGTATGCCGTCCACGGAGCAAGGCATGATGCCACCGGGTCAAATGATGGCCCCCCCACCGGAACAAATGATGGCCCCCCCTTCGGAGATGGGTGCGGGTAATATGACTCAACCCGGAGGACTACCCCCCATAAACTCCCAAGATTACATGCCTGGAAATATGGCCCCGTCTCCGCAGCCTAACGTCGGGGACCAAATTGGCGGTGGTTACAGAAACGGTGGCCTTGCATCTTTAAGGCGCTACTAGATGGCCCGGAATCCTCTTCCTCGCAGCAATTTTGGCACGGCCTCTCTTGTAGAGCGCCGTGATGGCATTCCCCCTGTGGAGTTAGACGAAGGGCCGGGTGCGGAGGTATCCTTGGATGACGAGGCGTTTCCAGATACTCCGGGGTTGAATATAGAGTTAGAGGATGACGGTTCTGTTGTAGTAGACTTCGACCCGTTTGTGGGAAGAACCAGCGAGGGGGATTTCTACGACAACCTTGCAGAAGAGGTGGAGGACCGCGTGTCTTCCCGCATATCCTCCGATTTACTGGAACAGTACGAGGCCAACAAAGATGGCCGCAAGGACTGGGCCGACACATACCGCACGGGCTTAGAGCTTCTAGGATTTAAGTATGAGGAGCGTTCGGAGCCTTTTCGTGGGGCTACGGGCGTAACGCACCCTCTATTGGCGGAGGCTGTAACGCAGTTCCAGGCACAAGCTTTCGGGGAACTATTGCCCGCTGGTGGCCCTGTAAACACGCAAATACTTGGTAAAATCGACCCCAAAGTGGAGGCGCAGGCCGAGCGCGTCCGCACGTACATGAACTACCAGATTACGTCTGTAATGAAGGAGTATACTCCTGAGTTCGATCAGATGTTGTTTTACTTACCGCTTGCAGGCTCAACCTTTAAGAAGGTTTATTACGACGAGTTTCTAGGGCGCGCCGTTAGTAAATTTGTACCCGCAGAGCAGCTTGTGGTTCCTTATACGGCTACTGACCTTGAGACCGCAGAGAACGTGACGCATGTAATCCAGATATCGGAGAACGAACTCCGTAAGAAACAGGTCGCTGGTTTCTACGTTGACGTGGATGTCGAAGCATCTCAGTCTGATCCTTCAGGTCTTAGGGAAGAGATGGACGAGATTTCTGGCATTGAGCCCAGTCGTCTGGATAGTGAGGTTACCCTTCTGGAATGCCATGTGGACTTGGACCTTGAAGGGTTTGAGGACATAGGAGAGGACGGTGAGCCTACGGGCATCAAACTTCCGTATGTTGTAACGGTGTCCGAGGACGACGGGACGGTTCTAAGTATCCGACGGAACTATAAGCCGGACGACGAGAACCGGAAGAAGAACCAGTACTTCGTCCACTTCAAGTTCCTACCTGGGTTTGGGTTCTACGGCCTTGGTTTAATCCACATGATTGGCGGACTGAGCCGCACGGCCACCGCAGCACTTCGACAACTTATCGACGCAGGGACCTTGTCCAATCTTCCGGCGGGCTTCAAGACCCGTGGACTTCGTATTCGTAATGACGATGAGCCATTGTCTCCTGGCGAGTTCCGGGATGTAGATTCTCCCGGTGGTGCTATCCGGGACTCCTTGATGTTGCTGCCATACAAAGGCGCGGATCAGACCTTATTTCAGTTGATGGGGTTCTGTGTAGAGGCGGGGCAACGCTTTGCGGCGGTGTCTAATTTGCAGGTAGGTGACGGCAATCAGCAAGCGGCGGTTGGCACCACGATTGCAATGTTGGAACAGGGCGCGAAGGTGATGTCTGCTATTCATAAGCGGCTGCACCACGCCCAGAAGGACGAGTTTGCACTGCTCGCCAAGGTTTTTGGGGAATCCTTACCCGAGGAGTATCCCTACAACGTTGTTGGAGCGGAGCGCACGGTAAAAGCGGAGGACTTTGATGAGCGTGTCGATGTTGTACCGGTATCTGATCCGAACATCTTCTCCATGTCCCAGAGAGTCACTTTGGCGCAGACCGAGCTACAGTTGGCGCAGTCGGCTCCGGAGCTTCATAACATGTACGAAGCGTTTCGTCGCATGTACAAAGCGATTGGCGTCAAGGATGTGGACTCGATCCTGAAGGTTGTCGATCAGGAAGAAGAGTCTCCCAAGGATCCGGCAGTTGAAAACTCGGAGGCCTTTGAGAACGTGACCTTGAAGGTGTTCCAGGGTCAGAACCATCAGGCTCACATAACAGCGCACCTTCTTTTTGGGGCTTCCCCCATGGTGGGTCAGCTTCCCTCGGTGGCTATGTCTTTGCAGAAGCACATTATGGAGCATGTATCTATTCAGGCTAAAGAACAGGTGGCCTCTCAAATGATACAACAACTTCAAGGTCAGGCTCCCACCGAGGAGCAGGCCCTGGAGATAGAATCCATGGTGGCTGAAGCTATTGCGCAGGGTCTGCAAGAGGTGAAAGCCAAGAGTGCAGAAATAAGCGGCGGCGGGGATCAACCCGACCCTCTGATTGCGTTGAAAGAGCAGGATCTACAACTAAGAGAGAAGCAGGATGCTGCGGAAAATCAGATGGACCAGCAAAGATTAGCTTTGGACCAGCAGAAGGCACAGCAGAACGCGCAACTTGGACAGCAAAGGATACAGTCTCAAGAAGAGATCGTATCCGCCCGCATACAGGCTGCCAAGGAACGTGAAATTCTTAAACAAGGTAATCGGTAGGAGATGAACATGGGTAGTAATAAGTCTATTGGGGTTACCCGGAAGGGCATTGTGGTCAAGGATCAAGGATATGTTCCTTATAACGATGGAAAAGTAGAGAAGACCCCTAACGTATCTAAGGCCTCCATGGTATCGGGAAAGAACCGGGGCATGGGCGATGCCATTCGCGGCGGAACGTTTAAAATTTGCTAGTGAACGCCCGGGCCGACGTGTTGTGAAAGATTTAAGGCATGATAGAGCTTTTCAATGCTGCATGGCCGGTGATTATAGCTGTAGTTGGGTTAATTATCGTACTTGCCAAAATGCACGGAGATTTAGAGGTCGTAAAAGACAAGGTTCGTGTGTTGTTCGACCTTTTTAACGACAAGAAATAATGGCTCAGAAGAAATTACAAAAAGACAGCCAATACCAAGCTCTCGACTTAGACGGCGATGGGACTGTGTCTGATGCAGAACTAGCTGTGGTAGAAGCTCTGGAGACTGCTGAAAAAATGGACGCACAGCGGCGTATGGCTTGGTCTGCGCTTGCCATTATGGCCCTAATGACGGGGCTTTTGTTTTTCGTGGTGAGTGAAAGTAGGTTGAAATCAATTAGTGATCTTCTGGGGCTTGCCTACATAGCATTCTCAGGTGTGACGTGCGCCTATATGGGAATGTCGGCTTATATGAGCCGCAAATAAATCTGAAAGGAATTGTTATGGTTGTACTTAATTGGATCATTGAAAGATTTACAGAGGCCTCAACTTACGCGGCGATGTCCGCTGCCGGTGTTGGTGTTGGCGTACTGACCGGGATTGATGTTGTAACTATCGCTGCTGTAGCCGTCGCCATCCTTGGCCTAGTGTTGAGAGAAAAAGAACTGATCTTGTGATCCGTCTTTATGTCCTCATAGTGGTAGTGGGCCTTGTTGGCGGGGCCGTCGCTGGGGCGTATTACTATTATACGGATAGTCAGGCGCGAATTCAGGCCTTAATAGAAAACACGGCCAAGCTTGAGATAGCAAAACAGATCCAAGACGACACAATTAGCACGTTGGTTGAGGACCAAAAGAAGTTTGCCAAGTTAAATGCAGACCTGCGGGCAAACCTGGATAAGGCCAACGAGTACAAGGACGTCCTTATAAGTAAGTTACGCAAACACAATTTGTCTAAATTAAGTCTAAAGAAGCCACTTTTGACGGAGCGACGTATTAATGCGGGAACGGCAAAGTTATTCCGGTCTTTGGAAATTATGTCTGGTGCTGCCGCTCCTTCTAAGTAGCGCGTGCAGTAGCTTCAAGGATATCTTACCGGTAGAGGTCAAAACCGTTGAGATTGAGCGGAACATACCTGTACAAAAGCACCCTCGACCGGTGACCTTGAACAACATTCATTTTTATGTGGTGACCCAGAACAATTACGTGTCGTTTAAACAACGTTTTGAAAAGGAGAACGGCGTTCTGGTGTTCTACGCCTTGAGCGTCCGGGACTACGAAACACTGTCTTTGAATATGTCCGAAATAAGGCGCTTTCTGGACCAGCAAAAACAAATAATAGTCTACTATGAAAGGGCTGTAACAAATGAACGAGCGGATTAAGTTGTTGCGGGAGGCCTTGCAGGACATCGTGGATGTTGCCAACATCTCGGACGGTTCGGGGTGGTATGCAGAGGTTGCCCGCAAGGCGCTCGAAGAAGATGGGGCCAAAGATGAGTAGTAAGAAGGAAAAACCTATTCCGCGCACTACTAAAGGTCCAAAAGCGAACTACCGAAAGACCAATGATGGCGCTGGAATGAGTAGGGATGGCGTTACCGCTTATCGTAAGGCCAACCCCACCTCAAAGCTGAAGACGGCTGTTACGGGCAAGGTAAAAAAGGGCAGTGCGGCGGCAAAAAGGCGTAAGTCTTATTGCGCTAGGTCTGCCGGTCAGATGAAAAAGTTCCCAAAGGCAGCAAAGAATCCAAAAAGTCGATTGAGACAAGCTCGTAAAAGATGGAGGTGTTGATGAAGAAAAAAGGTTTGTGGGCTAACATAGAAGCGAAAAGAAATAGAATTGCTTCTGGAAGTCCCGAGAAGATGCGTTCCCCGGGTTCTAAAGGGGCCCCCACGGATAAGGCCCTTAAACAGTCGGCTCGCCCCGCCAAGATGAAAGATGGTGGAATGGCTACCAAGGGCTGTGGGGCCATGATGTCCGGCAAACGTAAAAACTTCACGGTTGCTTAGATGGACGGAGTATACCTTGCAGAGCACCTACTGAAGTCCATCCGGGAGCGTCGGGACCGCATCATTGAAATGATGGCGGCGGGCCATGTGGCAAGCCAGGAAGAGTACAAACAACTTGTTGGCAATGTGGAGTCATTAGACTATATAGGACAGGAGTTGAGAGAAATCTTAGAAAAGGCGGATTAATGTCTAAAAAACCTGACAAGTCTGATAATTTGGTCTCTATAAACCCGGCGTATGTTTCTCCGGAAGAGAAAGTGTTGGATCCCAGTAAACTGGATCCGGACACTCTTGGCCGACTACCCTCACCCACAGGGTGGCGTCTTTTAATTCTCCCTTACCGGGGGCAGGGAAAGACGGGAGGTGGAATTCTTCTTCCCGACGCTATTGTGGACCGTGAATCTGTAGCCACCGTCTGCGGGTACGTCCTTAAATCAGGTCCCTTGGCCTATAAGGACGAGAAAAAGTTTCCTAGCGGGCCGTGGTGCAAGGAGAAGGATTGGATTATCTTCGGACGGTATGCCGGAGCCCGTTTCAAGATAGACGGCGGCGAAGTTCGTATTCTAAATGACGATGAGGTCATTGCGGTTATACAGGATCCCGAAGACATCCTGCACTTTTAACATGGGGAAGACCATGCCAGAAGACTTAGTTGTAGACCTACCCGATACAGGGGATTCTGTTGAAGTAGAGATAGAGCCCTTGGAAGCTGCCCCCGGCGAAGAAGCCATGGAGGCTCCAGAAGAAGAGCATCTGGAGTACAGCAAGAAAGTTAAGCGCCGTATCGACAAGCTTACTAAAAAAGCTCGCGAGATGGAACGACAGCAGACAGCAGCCGTTGACTATGCGAGGGGTATGCAGGCTGAGAACAACGAGCTTAAATCTCGCGTTCGGGACCTGGACAAAGGGTACGTTGCCGAATACGGAGACCGGGTTGCCACACAATCGGAATCGTTGACCCGAGACCTTGAGACTGCGATTGCTACAAATGACACGTCTACTCAGGTTGAATTGAACAAAAAGCTCGCTCAGTTAGCTATTGAGGAAGAACGTGTCAAAAATGCTCAGCAGCAGCAAAAACAGGCTGCTCAGCAGCAACAGTATCAGGATCAGCAATATCAGCAGCAACAACAGCAACAACAGCAGTATCAACAGGCTCCACAGAACGGTGTGCCCTCTCGGGCTGACCCTAAAGCAACCACGTGGGCCGAAAAGAATACGTGGTTTGGTGAAAACGATGCCATGACGTTTGCGGCGTTCGGGATACACAAGACTTTAATCGAAGAAGAACACTTTGACACAGAGAGCCCGGAGTATTACGATGAGATAGACAAACGAATTAGGGAAGCTTTCCCCCACAAGTTTAGGGGTTCGCAATCCTCTACAGAATCCCGGCGTCCACAACAGAACGTCGCCTCTGCAACTCGCTCCGGATCATCTGGGCGCAAAACAGTACGGTTATCTCCAAGTGAAGTTACAATAGCGAACAAGCTTGGCGTTCCTCTGGATCAGTACGCAAAATATAAACGCTAGGAAAGATTATGACACAAGAAGATATTGATCGAACCCCTCGCGCCTCTAAGACTCGGACGGCGAAACCCCGAAGACAACCTTGGAGACCCCCATCCGTATTGGATGCACCCGACCCGCCAGAAGGCTATGTACACAGGTGGATTAGAGCCGAAATTAGGGGCTTTGACGACCGGAAGAATATTTCTGCCCGAATAAGAGAAGGGTGGGAACTGGTCCGAAAAGAGGAATACCCGGATTTTGAGGCCCCCACCGTCGATAGTGGACATTATGAAGGCATCTTTGGTGTGGGAGGCTTGCTGTTGGCTCGAATTCCTCTTGAAATCGTTGCCGAGCGCAAATCATACTTTAATCAGATGAGTTCTGATGCAATGACTGCGGTTGACAATGATCTTATGAAAGAGACGCAGCATCATTCGATGGCGATTCAGAAGCCTGAACGACAATCGCGAGTTACATTTGGAGGCCCTAAACGCAGTGACGGATAGGGCCTATTGTTTTCACCCCTTTTGCTTTGAGGAGCATTAGAAATGGCTAACACTAACGGAAGCTTTGGCCTCCGTCCGCTTAATAAACTAGGCGGCGGAGCCAATTCCACGGGGCTTACTGGGTATACTCAGTATGAAATTGCGTCAGATAACGCTGGCAAACTCTACCACGGGCAGATCGTTGTACCCCTCGCTTCGGGATATATCGACCATACATCTAATGCCGCTGGTGGAACTGTTAGTGCTCTGGGCGTATTTCAAGGTTGTGAGTATGTTTCCAGCACCACCGGTAAACCCACCTGGAGTAACTACTGGCCCGGATCGGGAGCGGATAGCAATCATCCCGTAAAGGCCTTTGTTAATGACGACCCAAGTCAGTTATATGTAATTGCAACTGACGCTACGTGGACAAGCAAAGCAACGGCACGCGCAAGTGTGTTTTTGAATGCAAGTACTTCCACGGGAATTACGGGCACGGACACTTCGGGCCTTTCCTTGGCTCGTTTGGCTATTAGTACCCTGGCGACAACCAACAGCTTGACGCTTCGAGTCATGGGTTGGGTTGAGGATCCTCTCAACGAGGATTTTGCAGCCGCAGGGATTGGCGCAATCGTTCGGTTAAACAACTCCTTCAATGCACCCACGGGTTCCATTGCTGCGGGTACTGTTTCGACCACTGGCGTATAGGAGGGTTTAGAAAATGGCTATTAGTAGAGCACAACTCGTAAAGGAGTTGGAACCCGGCCTGAACGCATTGTTTGGAATGGAATACGACCAGTATGACCGAGAGCATGAAGAAATCTTTTCCATGGAAAGCTCAGACCGAGCTTTTGAAGAAGAGGTTATGCTATCCGGTTTTGGTGGCGCTCCCACTAAATCGGAAGGAAGTGCAGTCTCTTTTGACGACGCGCAAGAAGCTTATACAGCGCGTTATACGATGGAAACGATTGCCCTGGCCTTTTCGATTACGGAAGAGGCTGTCGAGGATAACCTGTATGACCGGCTCGCTGGTCGTTACACAAAGGCCCTCGCACGTAGCATGAGCCAGACGAAGCAGGTTAAGGCCGCAGCGGTCCTTAACAATGCTTTTGACAGCACGTATACGGGCGGTGATGGGATTGAGCTTTGTGCTACGGACCATCCGTTGGTTACGGGGAACACGTTCCGTAACGAACTCGCCACGGCGGCAGATCTTAATGAGACAAGCCTTGAGCAGTCTCTGATTGATATTGCTAGCTTTGTCGATG